CCATGTCCCTTTCTGAATACCAGCACCGGCTCCCAGGGGTCGTCTCGGTTGAGTTTCGGCAATGGCATCTGCAACTCAGACTTCAACAGGATCTGGCTTCTGGAAGTACTCAACAGAAACCGCCTTCCCAGAACGAAACAACTTCTCCCTCCGACGGTGCTCCACACAACAGTAAGTCATGCTGTTCTTGGCGGAGGTGTCCAGAAACTCTCGCTGGCAGCAATACCGGTAGCTGCACTCCTTGGTCCGTGCAACCCTGTCCTGCGCATCTCGGCACTCAGGGCACTTGGTGAACCGGCCCAGGGCTGCTGTTTCCCAATGCCCTCCACAGTCCTTACAGACGAACAAACGAGTCTTCTTGGCCGGTGTCACCTCCCGCATCCGTTTCCGTCTTGAACGGGCACCACAGTTTGGAGAACAGAACTGGGCCGTCTCCCGTACAGGGGTGAAATTCTCCCCACACTCTGCACACGGGCGGGACTTCTTTTTCCCCCTACACACCTCACAGGCACCATCTTTCAGACCCCTTGCTGGCGTTGGCTTCCCACAGGTCCCGCACTTGAGACTCTCCAAAGAGTGGTCGGGTACCGAAACAATGGCGCCCGGCCCCTTCGGCCAACAGAGTACCGCTTCGTGGTTGTCCCGGTTTCCCGGTCTCCCCATGTTGTACTTAAATTCCTCGGGTTCCCCCAAACCTAAATCGGCACACGCTTCCTTGGTATCCGCCACCAACGGATAGCCCACCCGTTCAATCGTGACGTCGTCCACGTTCAAAACGAGCCACCCCCCAGGTTTCAAAGATGCCACGGACTTCTGGATGACCACCTGCCAGAACCCCCTCAACCACGCATCATAGGTGGGGTAACGGTTCCCCGCCAACAAGGGACCTTGCCCGTAGGTCATCTTCTTCCAATAGGGTGGGGATGTCAGGACCATCCCCACATTCGTCGGGAAGGGGTGGTCCTCCGCGGGGACTTTGTGGACGGTGACTCGGGAAGAAACACCAGGTAGATACGAATCAAGCCAGTCTCGTAGCTGTAGTAACCCAGCGTGTGTCTCTGGCTGTGGCTCACAGCCCTCATACAGCGCCCCCGACTGAGATAGGATGGTGCCCATCAACCGACCGCCCCAGCCTGCACAGGGGTCGAAAACAAGGCCCCCAACGCCACAGTAGCGGTCTACCAAGACCTTGGCTGCAGCAGGTCGGAAGTTGTAAGCCCCCGAATAATGGTACAGCCGGCACCCAGACCGCACACGGGCAGCGTTCGGCACACCTCCCATCTTCAACACCATCTTGAGGACACCTCGGAGGTCTTCCTGGAAAAGACCCAGTGGAGACTCCCGGGCCTGAATAGATTTCGTGTCCCAGATGTGAGGCATAACCGCCTGGCAGCTACTTTGTCCCACGTTCAGCCGTTTGATACGCCCATCCAGAATAACCTGTGACCCCGCCAGGTGATGGAGCACATCCAGGTCTTCAGGACGGGGTTGGGAGTAGGGAAAACCCTCGCCCTCCCAGAAGGTCACCAAATCATCCAGCAAGTTTTCCTGCTCCGTGCTTCCCAAATTTGGCCATTGCTTGGACTGGCCCGCCAGGTCTTTCGGAAGAGGGTGCGGCTCCTGAGTGGTCAAGGGTCGCACAGGATGGGACCCAAGAGGTCGGTGCTTTTGGGGGACCTTGTGTAGCAGTTCGGGGAGAAGGAAAGGTTGAATCAGCGTGAAGAACAGATCCGTTGTTCGTGCCCGCAGCCCCATCAACTGACAGGTCGATGGTGATGCGGGCTTCACGTAAGCATCCAGCGCAAAACGCCCCTTGACCCAACCACAAACCGCCTGAGCCTCGGACAACGAGATATCCCCCAAGGCAAAAGAGGGTAGGTTGGAATCCAGGTTCCCATCATCAAAATACCAATAAGCCAAAGAACGCGGGGTGAGATTCTTCAGGAAATCCTCGGGAAATACCTTCGTGCCTTCTGGGTAGAAAACCTTTCGGAGGTGTTTCAACCAAGAGTGCATCTTTGTCCGGAACCCGAAGGTATAGGTGTTTGTCCCCGTTACCGACATCTCCTTCTCGTAGTAGGAAATAGACCGGGACAATGGGGAGAGAATGGTGTGGAGGTGTCGGAGATACCGCAACTGAGAATGGGAGTGGCTCACCTGAAAAGCGCCCCTTTTGAGAAGGTGCCCGTCCCCCAAGAGCACCCCAACAATAATCTCCCGTTGCTCTTCCGTCAGTTCCCTCTTCGACAAGGCTCTCTCGGACTTTGAAATCCCGAGGATACCCCACTTCCTACGAAGCCGTAAGATAGCTGGCTTCTGAACCCCATACCGCTGGCCAATCTGTCGGTCCCCCATTTTGGTGTAAAGTTCCGCCAACAGAACTGGGGTAATCTCATCTAACCGGGGCAGCCCTACCCGTTCCCGGTCTCGTCTTTGTCGTGGCGTGACTGTTGGAATCCCCCACTTCTTCCGCCAGTGTGAAACCAACACATCCGACACACCAAAGCGGACTGCAATTTCCTTGTCGGTCTTTTCCGCATAGAGATTCCGCAAAAGTTCTGGGGAGACCCTCTCTGAAAAAGTGTTTCGGTTGATTCCCATTCCGTTGGCCCCGTCACCGATAATCGGTACCCCACTATAGCGTGCGGCAAAAGCCGGGTCAACCGGTTTCCACCTGCTGGTGGTGGCACAAGGAAAAGGATTTGCCCAAGCCACAGAAGGCAAAACACGAGGGTGTGGCATTGGGCAGGTTGCCCGGGGTGAGAACTCAGGTGAGTTTACGGAAGGTTACCAGACTAACGGGTGATAGTCAGTCGGCTGAGGCCGCGGGGGTTGAAGGCCCCGATGCCAAGGTTCTCGAAGACCGAGAAGCCAATCGTGCGAGCCTTGGGGTCGTCCGCGGAGAGAACAGTCAACTCAGTGCGCACCGGGATGCGGCCGAAATGCTCCGGTTCGCAACATACATAGCAGGTACCCACGGGAACCAGACGGCTGGTGATGACCTGGGCGCCCCAGAGGGTAGCCATCAGACCGGTCTTCAGCAGTGTAGCCTGGGTCTCGATGTCCAGGATGTCCCGTCCGAACTTGCGGAGGTCGGCGTAGTCACGGGCGTTCATGTAGACGCGGGCGACCCGAAGGTCGTGACGCTCGATGAGCGAGAAGGCGTCTGCGAGAACGGCACCCGACAACGGGGCGACGACCGGGATGTCCGGGTTGAGCTGACCTGGCAGCGAGTCGAAGCCCGCTGTGGCGATGGAGTCCAGAACGGCGAAGACACGTTCGTCTTCGGCTGCCTGAATCTGTGCCCGAGCCAGATCCTGAGCACGTTCGATCAGGTCGAAGCGGCGCTCCTTGATCTGGGTCAGCGGGATTTCCGGGTTCGATGCGATCTCGAACAAGGGGAAGATCACGCGCCGTGGCTTGGTGATGGCCAGGATATTCTGGCCCTCTTCACCCACCACATATGCGGTCACGTCCGGGTCTTTGTCGTAGATCGGCAGGGCTCCGTCCGGAAGCTGCTCGACCAGGAAGGTCTTGCGGCCGACGGCGGCGTAGTCACGCCGGGTACGGAGCGGTTGAGTCATGGAAGCGGCAAGCTTGGCTCGACCTTGAGGGGTCTTGACGTACTCACCGATGATCTTCTGCTTCACAGCGTTGGATACACCCATCGGATTTTCCTCCTTTTCCCCTCTAGATGCGTTGGTCGTAAACCAACTCGGTTTGAACGGCATCCGGCGGCATCTTGAGAACGCCGATGACTGTCGCGTTGCCGGCGGCTCCCCAGACGAACGATTCCGCCGTCATCGTGGCGCTGTCCATGTCCTGAGCGGCAGCAGCAGCGACCTGCCACGCCGGCATCAAGAAACCGTTGCGGCTGGCGATGAGGGTCTGCCCGTTGACGTAGACCAGGGCCACACCAGGGGCGATACCGCCGGTGTGTGACGTCCCGATGGAGAGCGTCTCGTACAACGCGTTCCCGTAGGAACCCTGTGACGACACGTAGGGACCCTTGCCCGATGCGACACCGGGAAGGTTCTCGTAAGCGTTGCCGTTGGCGCTGTTGATGAAGACGCCCAGTGCACGGAATCCCGTGAACAGATCGGCGTCTGCGGCCATGGCGGTCTGGATGGCGTCGTCACCCGGTCCACCGAGAAGATTGCTTCCCACATCCGGTCTCGTGAACGCAACCGAACCGGAGAGGACGCCACGAAGGGTGGTGTTCACTCGGGTTGATACGTTTGTCAAAACGGCTGTGGGGTTCGTTTGGGTGAACGAATCGTCCGTCAACACCCCGATCGAATTCCGAACACCGACGTTCAGAATACGAAGTGCTGAGGAACTCTCTGTCCAACCACCCGAAGCCTGTCCAAGCAGTGGCATAACTGTACCTCCCTCTGCTCCCTGTTAGGGCTGGTGGTCTCTAACGGCAACCCCCATGGCCACCGCAGCATCTATCCATCCCGACAACTAAGCGGTCGGGCTCGCTTTTCACCTATATGGCGTACCGTATAGGACGACTACCGCCCGCCTTTGTTGGAACAGGCGGGCGGGCCCCCCTTACCGCCACTAGCTGCCAAAGATGTCCGAAACATCCGGCTGGGAGGTCCACAGGCGGGAAAGCTCACTGATTTCCTTACCCTGTGGGCTCGATGCAGCCTTGGATATCTGGCCGACGGTCCGAACACCCGTGCGGGGCTTCTGCGGTTGGGGTCGTTGGGCGGCTTTTTTCTTCTTCTTGCCACCTTCCTTCTCGTCGGCATCCTCTTCTTTGGCTTCGTCGTCGGCATCCTCTTCTTTGGCTTCGTCGTCGGCCCCTTCGTCGGCTTCTTCGGCCTCTTCGTCCTCAGCCTTCTTCTTGGCGACACGGCCACCGAAGATTTCGGCCAGCATCTCGTCTTCTTCGACCACCTCTTCACCCAGACCCATCGGGTCGGTGGTCATGGAGAATACGGCCTCTTCCAGGGCTTCTGGTTCCATGCCAGACATCTGGCATTCCTCAGTGTCCCCGAGCGGACCTGTCCCGTCTGGGATTCCTGGACCACTGAGCAACCCTGCCTTCTTGTCCTCGTCCTTCTTGTCCTCGTCCTTCTTGTCCTCGTCCTTCTTGTCCTCGTCCTTGGCCTTCTTGTCCTTCTTGTCCTCGTCCTTCTTGTCCTCGTCCTTCTTGTCCTCGTCCTTGGCCTTGTCCTCGTCCTCGTCCTTGTCCTTGGCCTTGTCCTTCATCTTCTCCTGCTGTTCCAGGAATTCGGGCGGGACATCACCCTTGGCGACCCGGGATGCTACCATCTCAGCCAGCATCGCACGCTCTTCGGAATCGAGTCCGGCCATGATGTCGGCCGACTGGATATCCGACTGGGGCATGAAGGCTGCGAGGACTTCGCTACGAGCCAGGATGCCGTCACCGTCGGTATCGAGGGCAGCAAAGACGGCCCGGTCACCCTTCCAGTCATCCACGGTGACGAAAGTGTCACCATCGGTGTCGTACGAATCGAACATCATGGCCATCGGGTGATCGGCCTGTCTGGTCTCACCCGTCGCGGTGGCGGCACCCTCTGCGCGCTCCTGCTCTTCCGACTGGGGATTCGGAGCAAGAGCTGGACCACTGGGGTCATTCTGGTCAGCCTGACGGCACGCCTCCACGTCGTCCATTCCGAACATGGCTTCCATGTCGTCGCCGGTGTCGTCTTCCATCCCCAACATCATGTCGAGTTCCCCCATCTCGTCACTCTCGTCCAAGAGGGGTTCCTCCATGTACT